GTCGGAGAGCGCGCGGCCGACCTGCTGGGCGAATACGCTGGCGTTGAGGGAGTTGATGAACTCGCTGGTATCTGTGGGTTTCATGGCGTGCTGTGCCTCTTTTGGTTGCCCTTGGTGGGGGCGGGTTATGCCGCTTGCGCGGCGGCGGTTTGATCCAGCCAGTCGGCCAGATCGTGTAGGTAGATGACCCAGGGGCTGCGGTTGGAGCTGGGGTCGAGCTGCCGGATCTTGAGGTTGAGCTGGCCTTCGCGGACTTTGCGGCGCAGGTGCTTGACCGTGGTGATGTGCGGCAGGTGGTCGGCGAGCAGCTGCTCGGCAGTGATGTAGTTGCCGGGGTAGCGGCTGCGCAGGGTGTCGAGCGTGGTTTGCGGTTGTGGCTTCATGGCAGCACCTCCCCGCGCCCCGCCGGGAGGCGTAGGCGGATCAGTTCGGTGATGCCTTCGATGGTCTTGCCGGCCTGCCGGTCGACCACGCTGCCGGTGCCATCTGTGATGACGCAGGCGAACGGTGCGCCCTGCTCCGTGGTGAGCGTGACGTGAGGCAGGTAGCCTGCCGGCAGCACGGCGAACAGCGCGCACCAAAGGCGACCGAGGTCGTCCGCGTGGGGCTGGTTGGCTTGCAGGTGGGCGATGGCCTCCGAGCAGGCGCCGCGCAGCACGCTGGCCGGTACCACGCTTGGGTGGTCCAGATGCAGGCTGGTGAGCTTGAGCGCGCCGATCGCGTGTTGGGTGGCAGAGGTGGTCATGCGGCGGCGTCCTTCTTGGTGACGGTGATGCCCAGCTGATCGGCCAGCCAGGCGATGCCGGCCTCGGTGGCCATAACGACGCCGTAGTGCGTGTAGCTGTTGATGGCCGGGTTCCAGCGGCTGCGGGTGTCGACGAACAGCCGGCCCTGGCCGCGCTCGCTGCTGATCAGCTCGCCGGCGTGGTTGAGCAGGCCAAGCTCGCGCATGCGCGCGCGCAGCTTGCGCGGGCCGATGCCGAGCACGGCGGCGGCCTGGTCGAGGGTGCGGTTCATGGTGGCGTGCCTCAGGCTTTTGGGCTGGTGGCCACGGCGGCGCGGATAAGCCGCTCGCACTCACTCCGGCGAAGCGGAGGGGCGACATTTCGCATCTCCAACATTGCCGCATCGATCATCTCGACCAACATGCTCTGGTCCGGCTGCGGGGCGGTCTGCGCGATGGGGTTGGCGTTCAAGCGGGCCACTTCGTCCAGGGCGGTGTTGTAGGCTTCCGCGAGCTGCGAATCGAAACCATCGCCCTGCGTGACGTCGGCGCGGGGAGGCATGCGGATAGGCTGTTGCCCGTTATGAGCATTGAGCTCATGTGCGGCGGCGCTGAAGGCAGCGGTAGCCGCAGCCAGATCGCTCGGCTCTACCAGCTGCTTGAGCTGAATAGCGTTCCAGGCATCGTGCGCTTCGGCCTCGGTTTCAGCGCCTTCGACCGCCTGGCAGGTGCGATGGCGGCACCTCACCCCGTGGATAAATGCGCTCCCGGAAGGCGAGTAGTCGTAGCCGATTGCTGCCCCGTTGCACTTGCTGCATGGCAGCAGCGCCGCAGGTGATGCTCGCTGCGGAATGGCCTCTGCCGTATCCAGCGTGCCGTTGGCGGCGGCCTCGACCCAATCGGCCAGGTGCTGGACGTTGGCGCCGTCGTTGCGCTGGAGGGTCATGCTGTGGCGCTGCTCGCGCATGAACAGCACGGCCAGCAGCTGATCGCCGCTGTCGCTGGTGAAGGGCTCGATGCTGAGCTCGGCGCGCAGTTCGCGGGCAGGCTGGGTGAGCAGCAGTATTTCGTGGCCGGCCTGGCTGGCGAGCATGCCTAGGGCTGCTTCGCTGCCTCTGGTGAGGGAGAAGGTGCTCATGCGCAGTCGCCTCCGAACGGGCCGAAGCTCTCGAAGGTGGGGCGGGTGTGGCGCTTGAGTTGAGCCGTGCGCAAGGTGACCTGTGCAATCAGGCCGGTTTCACGCTCGATGCGGCGCACGGTGAAGGGGTTGGATGCTGCTGCCGGGTGCAGAAAGACCGGGCAGCGGGTGCTGCTGTGCTGTGCTGTGTCCATTGTCGCGATCCCGTGGTGAGTGGGTACGCGGCAAATATGTACTACAGGTTCACTTGAGTCAAGAACCTAAAGTACATATTGGGTTCACAGGAGACTTTTTGGGGGTCGTGCATCAATCACGCGGCCAATGATTCGCACATTCTCGTCAATCACGATGGTTCGATAGGTGGGGTTAAGCGGTTTTAGGTACTCAATTCCGGCGTCGCGTACGTACTGTTTAAAGGTGGTTTCGCCTGTTTCGATCAGTTTTGCCACATAGAGCTTGCCACTGATCAGATCGAAGCCCTCGGGCCGTACGAGAATTCGCGTGCCGTCATTGAAGGCAAAACCGTCAGGCGGGACCATTGAGTCGCCTTTGACCTCAAGCCAGTATCCGTGGTCGCCTGCGTTCTCGGTAGAAGCAATGAATTCCTGGCCATCGCCGGGCTGGTAGTTGTCGCAAGACTCAGCCCAACACCCAGCAGCGATCCAGCTGATCAATGGGTATTCCTTCATTTCGCGGTGGGGTGGCTTCACCGGCCATACGTTCACGTTTTCCCGGATCTGCCGGGCGGGCGCGATAGCTCTTGGGTACGAGGTTTCGCTTCCATCAATCATCAGGCCAATGCCGTACTGAAGCCATTCCAGCCGAACCTTAAATGCCTCAGCGATTGCCTGCATGGAGGCGCGGCTAGGCATCGATTCACCATTCAGCCACTTGCTCGCAGCTTTAGGTGTGCGGTTTGTGATGGATGCGAGGCGCGCGCCAAGGCCCCACGCTGGGGTATTGGCGTACTCGGCGGCTTTCTTTAAGCGGATCACAAAGGCGGACCGCATTTCTTCGGGTTGCTGAACCATGAGTTCACCATCGCATGAACTTGCATGTACTTTCAGTTCCGTCATACTATGTACCTCAAGTTCACTTTTAGGCCGCCTCGGAGGGTCTGATGGCCACACTTAGGAAGGCGATTGAATGCGTTGGAGGGGCGCCGAAAGCAGCGAAGGTTTGCGGCGTCAGTGTGCGGGCCGTTTACAAATGGCTTTCGGCTGACTCGCTCCCGCGTACCGAATACACAGGCGAAACAGATTACGTAGATCGCCTAGCGGCGGCAGCTGCTGCAAATGGCTGCCCGTTCGATGCTGCTGAGCTAAGGGGCGCTGCGTCGCCGCGTAAGACAGCGGCCTGATTTCGATTTCAACCCCGCCGGACACAGCACAGTTTCAGTATCGGCGGGGGCCGGTTCCGGGAGCCTCATCAGCAGACCGGAGCTGGCAGGCCCAAGGGCCAGGAGCAACAAACCTGACGCCATGGCGGCAGGTGGATGTAGAGGCTGGAATCAAGGCGCCCACTCACCAAAGTAAAGCGGCCTTGACCCAGCGGTCCGGGAGACGGGTACCACCCCTGACTCCCTCAACAGCAACCCCGGTGGACACAGCACGTATACGACCGGGGTTTTTGCTGCTGTGGCCATAGGATAGGGCGTTGCCCTGGCCTATGGCTATGGTAGCCAGCGGGGTTTACTACCAATGCGCGCTACTACGCTTGAACACGGGCCGCTTACCACTCTGGAAGCGGCTATCGACAAGGACGCCCGCGAGGCGATCCGTGGCGGCCACAAGGCCGTTTGCGCAATTCTGGAAGAGCCGTATGGCCCATTCCAGAAGCGCCTCTCCTGTTCCTACCCTGACCACCACCTGCATGCGGACGATGTGGAGCGCGTGATTGCGCTCGTGCAGGGCCCGGCCGTGCTCGCGTGGTTCGAGCAGGTGTATGGGGTTGTGAGCTTCAAGCCGACGCCGGTACCGGCCACGCGCGATGCGCTGAAGGCGCTGGGCAAGCTGCTGCAGGCCGAAGGCGAGTTCGTTGGCAGCCTGCATGACGGCGCCGCAGACAACGTATGGGAGGCGCACGAGGTCGAGACGCTGCGCGGCCATGCGAACCGGATGATCAGCGAGATTCTCGGGATCGTGGCCGGTGCGGAGCAGGCCATGGGGGAGCAGCGCCATGGATGAACATCTGATCGAGCGTGCCCAGCGGGAGCAGGACGAGGAGCTGCAGCGCATCATCGCAAGCCGTGTGCAGTACCAGGGCGAAAGCCTGACCGAGTGCGAAGGATGCGGCGCCGAGATTCCGCAGGCCCGGCGTGACGCGGTGAAGGGTTGCCGGATGTGCACCGACTGCCAGGCGTTCGCGGACAAGATGAGTGCGGGGGTGCGCCGTGGTTGAGCGCGTACCTCTCACCCTGGCCGATCTCCCCGAGCTACTGCAGTACATCGACGCCGATAACCGCGATACCTGGTTGCAGGTGGGCATGGGCATCAAGGCGGAGTTCGGCAATAACGGGTTCGATGCCTGGGATACCTGGAGTGCCGCCGCTGACAGCTACAGCACGGCGGATGCGAAGACGGTGTGGCGCTCGTTCCGCAAGGCGGGCACGGGCATGGGCACGGTGATCAAGCTGGCGAAGGACGAGGGCTGGCGGCCACGCCGGGAGCCGATCACTGCCGAGGAGAAACGCCGGCTGAATGCCGAGGCCGAAGCGCGGCGCGCAGTGCGGCAGGCGGAGATCGAAGCGGACGAGGCGAGGGCGCAGGTGATGCGCGAAGCCGTGGCTGCTGCCTGCGAGTTGATCTGGACCAAGCACTGCAAGCCGCAAGGCGAAAGCCCCTACCTGGAACGCAAGCAGGTGGGGGCTTTTGGTGTGGGCTACTTCCATTACACGGTTGTGCTGGCCATCGATGACGAGCGGCAGCGCTGCGACGTGTGGGTGGGCAGCGAGACGCGGGAGTTCTTCGCCAACCTGCCTTCGCCCCGGCCGGATTCGATCAGCTTTTTGATGTTCAAGAAGGGAACCATAGCCATTCCGCTGCGCGATGCGGCGGGCAAGCTGTGGAGCCTGCAGGCGATCAACGAGCAGGGCACGAAGCTGTTCCCGAAGTACGGGCGCAAGGCGGGTTGCCGGCATGTGCTGGGTGAGCTGGAAGGCGCGACGGTGATCGGCGAGGCCGAGGGCTATGCGACGGCTGCCAGTGTGCATATGGCGAAGGGTTGGCCGGTAGCGATGGCGCTGGACTCCGGCAACATGCCGGCGGTAGCGCGTGACCTGGTGGCGCAATGTCCGGATGCGCTGCTGGTGGTTGCCGGTGACGATGACCCGACGAAGCCCGGCAACCCGGGACGCAAGAAGGCGGAAGCGGCGGCGGGTGAGGTGGGCGGCATTGCGGCCTTCCCGACGCAGCCGGCCGAAGGCGAGGCAGGGCAGGACTGGAACGATGTGCATGTGGCTTGGGGGCTGGAGGCGGTAGCGCCGCAGCTCGACGCGGCTGTTGCTGCTGGCAAGCCTTCCCCGACCCCATCCGCTGACGAAGCCGCTGCGCCGGCCGGCTCCTCCGACACCGGGGGGCAGGGGGTGGGCTTCACCAGTGAGCAGATCCTGCGGCGCTTCGCGCTGGTGGAGGGCACGACGCAGGTCTGGGACCAGGACAAGAAAGCGGTGATGAAGAAGACCGCGTTCGAGGCGCTGGTGAGCAAGCCGCTCGCCAAGGTCTGGCTGGATGACGTGGCGAAGAAGCTGTTCGGCGCGGATACGGTGCGCGAACTGGAGCAGGCGCGTCGGATGGCCGGCAAGAAGGCCACTGCGCTGGGGATGACGCCCATCGAGCGCTATGTGTACATCGACGGGACAAAGGATGTGTGGGACCGCGAGAAGAAGCGGCGCATTCCGGAAGGCGCGGTGAAGATGGCGCTGGGCGATGCCTATGCGCTGTGGCTGAACAGCGCCGAGCGGCGGACAGTGGATGTTGACCACATCGTGTTCGACCCGACGATGACGAAGGACCCGGCGGTGTACATCAACACCTTCGAGGGGCTGCCGCTTGAGCCGGTGCGCGATGACGCGGCGTGCGAGAACCTGCGGTGGCTGATCTCGTTTCTGTGCAACCACGAGGACGCGCCGTTGCAGTGGCTGGTGAAGTGGCTGGCCTATCCGCTGCAGCACCCAGGCGCGAAGCTGGACACGGCTGTGCTGATGCATTCGGTGATGGAGGGCTCGGGCAAGAGCTTGCTGTTCGCCGATACGCTCGGGGCGCTGTATGGGCCGTATGCGGCGACGGTGGGCCAGACGCAGTTGGAATCGAACTTCAATGCCTGGCAGAGCCGGAAGCTCTGGGCGGTGTTCGAGGAAGTCGTGAGCCGCGACCAGCGTTACAACCAGGTGGGCAAGATCAAGCATCTGATCACCGGCAAGACGGTGCGGATGGAATCGAAGTTCATCAATGGTTGGGAGGAAGCCAACCATATGAATGCGGTGTTCCTCTCGAACGAGATCCTGCCGTGGCCGATCAGTGAGTCGGACCGACGCTTTCTGGTGATGTGGCCTTTGGAGACGTTGCCGGAGGAACGGCAGCGGGCGATCGGCGCGGAGCTGGCGAACGGTGGGGTGGCCGCGCTTTATGGCTGGCTGCTGGATGTGGACCTGGGCGACTTCAACGAGCGCACTCGGCCACCGCACACGGATGCCCGGCAGCGGCTGGTGGCGTTATCGCGTGCTGGCTGGCAGACCTTCCTCAATCAGTGGCAGCACGGGGAGCTGGGGCGCGAGCTCTGGGGCGCGTGCCTGTCGACGGACCTTTATGCGCTGTTCCTCGAGTGGTGCCAGCGCAACCGTGAACACGCGATGAGCCAGACGAAGTTCAGCCTGTTCATCAGTTCCGAGGTCGAGAAGACGCGGTCGATCCCCTGGACGGAGGGGGCGAACCGGCGCTTCGGGGCCTTCTTCTTTCCCAGTGACCCTGACTCTTCCCTGCCCCCATCTATGAACGCAGCTGCGCTTGGCCAGCATGTGGCGGGGTGGCGGGCGAAGGCGAAGCTGGCGGGCTGGGATGTGGACGGCTGGGACCACTTGAAGGGGGCTGCGGCATGAATACGACTGAATGTGTGTTGGGTGTGTTGGGTTGTGCTGGGTTGGGTTTGCGAACCCAGCACAGCGAGAGGCCAGCAACGGCGGGGCTTTGCGGGGTGTGTGTTGGGTGTGTTGGGTTTGGCATCGCGCGCGCGCATGCGTGTGTTTTGTTGCAACGACTGAACGGGGCTGATGAGGCGAGAAAAAATTGCTACGCGAGGACCGAAAAACCCAACAAACCCAACACACTCAACACAGTTGCTTTGAAAGCATTGATTTATAAGGGTTTTGAGTGTGTTGGGTTTGTGTTGGGTTGCCGGTTTTGTGCCGGGTTGGGGGGCAGAGCATGATCGAGGCCATGGAGTTGCTGTTGCAGGCGTGGGGCCGTGAGGTTGTGAACCCTGCTCTGGATGTGGCCATCGCCTCGCCGCTGGGGCGGATGGGTGACGATACGCCGGGCGGCGTGGGCGGGCATCGCTGCCTGTCGCTGGTGGAGTGCGCGGTGGCGATCAGCCGTGCGAGCCAGGCGGTGAGCATGGCGCTGGATGGCATGGCGAAGGATGCGCCGCTGGGCCTCGGATCGCGTGGGCGTGTGCTGCAGCGGCTGGCGCATGTGCGCTACTGCCAGGGGCTGCAGGCGGTGGCCGTGTCGGCGCAGTGCGCGCGGCTGGGTATCTCGATGCGGACGTATCGTGCGCAGGTGGATGAGTTGCATGCGGAGCTGCAGGCGGAGTGGCCGGTGGCGCTGGCCAGGCTGCAATCGGCAGAGCGGGGCACGGATGCGCATGCGGCTGCGGTGAAGCGCGCCCGGGCTGCACGTGACGTGGCGCGGGAGAACGCACGGGCGGAGCGCAAGCGGGTGGCTGATCGCAAGGCCGCTGCTCGGGCCGTGAAGGCGACGGCGGACCTGCGGAAAGTGGGTTCTGCTATATGACCGTTCGTCGGGATGGTTTGGCGCGAACAGCGTTCAACCGTGCTCAAGCGTGTTCAACCGTGTTGAACAGCGTTTGCAAAAATCGGCGGTTGCGGGCGTTGCATGTCGGCTGTAGAAAGTGCCCATGGTTGTAGAGCTGCGCCCGCAGCGATAACCGCCGAGCGACGTGCTGTGTCGCGGCCTGTTCCCCGGCAGGCCAGCCCTCGCAAGAGGGCACCCATTCCAAGGCTCACCCGTAACGGTGGGCCTTTTTCATTTGTGCCGCTGGAGGCGTTGCATGGCTGAGCCAACGAGCACCACGGCAGGCGTTGTGGTGGCAGGTGCGGCCGGTGCCGGCCTGGCTGGATTCATGGCTGGCGTCAACGGCGATGCGGCTGTCGGCGCGCTGCTGGGTGCGCTGGTGTATGTGACGACGACGCATGATCTGCCGATCTGGAAGCGGCTGTTGTTCTTCCTGGTGTCGGCGGTGATGGGTTACCAGTTTGCGCCGGCCATCGTGGACGCGGAGTTCTGGGGCTTTCGCCCGTTCGCCTATCCCGGCCCGGCGGCGTTCGGTGCAGCGGTGCTGGTGGTGACGCTGGCGCTGGCTGCGATCCGCCGACGTGGTGTGCCATCGATCAGTGACGGAGGCGCGGATGGTTAGTGCTCTGTTGACGCAGGTGACGTTCCTCATCTGCCTGGTGCTGTTCGTGCGGCTGTTCACCTATCGCCGTGGTGCTGCGAGGTTCCGGCGCGGTGTGTCGTGCCTGGCCATGCTGGTGATGGGCTGCGCGGGCGCTGCTGTGATCTACATCCTGACCGGCGAGCTGCGTGTGCCTGCCATGGCATGGCCGCTGGTGGTGCTGCTGGCGGTGTTCGCCTGGGCGGTGTGGCAGAGCGGCGGCAACCTGGCCGGCGCGTTCCGGCCGGGTGGCTGGGATGGCGTGGAGCGGCGGCAGCAGGATCGGCGGGCTGCGTTGAGCCCAGTGAGGCGGCGATGAGTAATCACGCGCCGCGTCCGTGCTGCCATCCGGGGTGCGGTGTTCTGGTTGGTACTGGCAGCTATTGCCCGACCCATCAGGCGCAGTCCGATGAGCGCCGCGCTGCGATGCGGCAGCAGACCCACAAGCGGTATAACCGGCGGCGTGATGACTCGGACAAGTTCTACAGCACCGTTGCGTGGCGCCGCTTTCGCGATCACTACCTGATCATGCATCCGCTGTGCGTCGACTGTGAGGAAGAGGGCGACATCGAGCCGGCAGTGGTGGTCGACCACATCAAGCCGTTCAAGGAACGCCCGGACCTTGGCCTCGACGAGGACAACGTGCGCGGGCTGTGTCGGCGCCACGACAACAAGCGGCGCCACGACCGAACCGGCCGGGACTGACCCGGAGGGGTAGGTGGGTCAAAACCTCCCAAAATCCGACCTCC